CTGGCTCACCTGACAACCATTGGCAGTGGCCAGCGGACGTCTTGGCCACCCGCGGTGCGGTGCAAGGCCAAACCATCAACGCGCGCCCTACACTGACCATCAACAAACTGCCGCAGCACGTCCATCAGGTGACGAACGACATGCGTCAGAACCGCCCAGGCGCCAAGGTCATCCCCGTGGATGACAACGCCGACGTGCAGGTGGCTGAGGTGTTCAACGGCATGATCAGGCACATCGAGTACATCTCGGATGCCGACGTGGCGTACGACACAGCGTGTGAGAACCAAGTCGCCTACGGCGAAGGCTACATCCGCATTCTGACTGAGTACTGCGACCCCAACACATTCGACCAAGACATCAAGATTGGCCGTGTGCGCAACTCGTTTTCGGTCTACATGGACCCGCTGATTCAAGACCCAACTGGCGCAGATGCCAAGTGGTGCTTTATCACTGAGGACGTGACCAAAGCTGAGTACGAGCGCATGTACCCCAACGCTGCACCCATCTCGACGCTGCAGTCGCTGGGTGTGGGTGACCAGTCCATCAGCAACTGGCTGAACAAGGACACGGTCCGCATCGCTGACTACTATTACATCGACTACGAAAAAGCCACTCTGCACTTGTACCCAGGCAACATCACGGCTTTTGAGGGTACGATCGAAGACAAGCAACTCAAGGCTATCTACGGTAAGCCTAAGAACAAACGCGTAGTGCAAAACCCCAAGGTCAAGTACTGCAAGATCAACGGCTACGAAATTCTTGAAGAAGCCGAATGGGCTGGCAAGTGGATTCCAGTGATCCGCATTGTGGGCAATGAGTTTGAGGTTGATGGCAGGTTATACGTCTCTGGCCTTGTGCGCAACGCCAAAGATGCTCAGCGCATGTACAACTACTGGGTCAGCCAAGAAGCAGAGATGCTGGCACTGGCACCCAAGGCACCGTTTATTGGCTACGGCGGTCAGTTCGAGGGCTACGAAGACAAGTGGAAGACAGCCAACACCAACAATTGGCCGTATCTTGAGGTAAACCCTGATGTGACCGACGGCCAAGGCAACATGTTGCCCTTGCCACAGCGCGCGCAGCCGCCAATGGCTTCCAGCGGCTTGTTGCAAGCCAAGTCTGGTGCGGCGGAAGACATCAAGTCCACGACCGGCCAGTACAACGCATCGCTGGGCATGGGCTCGAACGAAAGAAGCGGTAAAGCCATCTTGGCGCGCCAAAAAGAAGGCGACGTTGGTACTTACCACTACGGCGACAACTTGGCTCGCGGCGTGCGCCACATTGCGCGCCAGCTGGTCGATCTGATCCCCAAAATCTACGACACACAGCGCATTGCGCGTGTGATCGGTGAGGACGGCGAAACTAAGATGGCCAAGATTAACCCCGAGCAGCAAGAGCCCGTGAAGGAAATTGTAGACGAGCAAGGGGTTGTGATCGAAAAAATCTACAACCCTGGCGTTGGCAAGTACGACGTGGTGGCCACCACCGGCCCAGGCTACGCAACCAAGCGCCAAGAGGCGCTGGAGGCCATGGCTCAGCTGTTGCAGGGTAACCCCCAGCTGTGGACTGTGGCCGGCGACTTGTTTGTTAAGAACATGGACTGGCCAGGCGCGCAGGAGATGTCTAAGCGCTTCCGCAAGACTATTGACCCAAGCATCTTGGCTGATGACGACAAGTCACCTGAATTGCAAGCTGCTGAGCAACAAATTCAAGCCATGGGCGCGGAGATGGAAAACATGCACCAAATGATTCAAAACGTCAGCAAGTCCATCGAAGTGCAAGAGCAGCGCCGCAAGGATTACGAAGCTGAGATCAAGGCATACCAAGCTGAGACACAGCGGATTACCGCTACGCAGGCAGGCATGAACGAGCAGCAGATTCAAGACATCGCTATGGGTGTGGTGGCCGCGGCCATGGAGTCTAATAGCCAGATTGGTGGCATTCCTGAGATGCCTATGCAAGATATGGGGATGCCACAATGAACGCCGCACAATTGATGGGTTTGCTGTTCTTGGGTCGCAATGTGGCCCACTCAGTGCACCTGAACACTCGTAGCTACTCCAAGCATGTGGCCTTGAACACGTTTTACGACTCAGTCATTGACCACGCGGACGCGTTTGCTGAAGCCTACCAAGGCCGTCATGGCCTGATTGGGCCAATCGCCATTCCCGCGGCCAAGAAGACGACCAACATTATTGAGTTCTTGCAAGACCAACTGGCTGAGATTGAAAAAGGTCGTTACGAAGTGTGCGACAAAGAAGACTCATCATTGCAACAATTGATCGATAATATTGTCGAGCTGTACCTGTCCACCCTGTACAAATTAAGGTTCTTAGCATGACCGTAGTTGTAACCCACACCACCCCCGCCGACAGTTCATTTAGCACTACTGGCGCTACGGCGTGGAACGCTGACCATGCGCTGTCAGGCGTGGGGACAATGGCTGAACAGAATAAAACTTCTGTAGACATTGAAGGCGGTACGATTGACAACACGACTGTAGGCGCTACAACCCCTGCTGCTGGTACGTTTACTACGTTGGGTGTCACTACATCAATCAATGCTGCTGGTGCTGGTGCTAATGTAAATTTACCTTTAGTTCCCAAAGGTACAGGCATTGTTTCTGTTGTTCCAAGCGCAGGGTGGATAGCTGGTCAGGTTGCTGAAATAGACTTAGGCGACAATAATTCTGTTTTAAAAAATACTTATTCCACAGGCATTACAGCGTTATCAGGATATAACACTATTCAATTTGCGACTCGCAGTGCATTAACAACGCAAATGCAGGTTTCCCACACAGCCTCTGCTGTGAACTACGTGCAGGTTACTGGCAGCGCAACAACGCTTTTTCCAAACATTTCTGCTCAGGGTTCAGATACAAACATTGGTCTGACTTTTGCAAGCAAGGGTTCTCAATCACTTAGATTTAATACCAACTCAACTGATCAGCAGTTCCGTATCACACATACTGGTTCTGCTGTTAATTACGTTCAGGTCACAGGAAATATTGCGGGGTCATCCCCAAGAGTATTGGCAGAAGGCTCAGACACAAACATTGACCTAAGCCTAGTACCAAAGGGAACAGGTAACGTCAGGTTCGGTACTTATACGGCATCTATGGCTTTGACAGTTCAGGGCTACATTGAAATCAAGGACAGTGGTGGCACTGTTCGTAAACTAGCGGTTATCGCTTAATCATGGAACAAGCCTACGTTTATATGTGGAAAGAGATTGCTACGGATAAGTGGTATATCGGATCACGTACACGCAAAGGCTGTCATCCTGATGATGGGTATATCTGCTCAAGCAAAACAGTAAAGCCTTTGATTGAAGCTAATCCTGAAGGCTGGACAAGAAAAATTTTGTTTGTCGGTGAGCCAAAACGGGCGTTAGAGATTGAATCTTTTACTCTTGTTGGGATGAGAGCCAAGCAATCTGAAATGAGTTACAACCTTCATAACCAAGATATGAAATGGACTCGGCTTGGTTGTAAAGATACGCCAGAAGTATTGTTGAAAAAAAGCAAAGCACGTTCAGGCTCTAATAATCCATCATATGGAAAACGTGGTGAACTTAGTCCAAATTGGGGCAGAAAACATAAGCCAAGAAGCCCTGAGACCTTGGCGAAGATGAGTGCCGCAAGAAAAGGTAAGCCAAGTGCAACCAAAGGCAGAAAAATGCCGCCTATGACTGATGATCAACGTGCTAAATTAAGCGCAGCATTAAAAGGAAAACCAAGTCATCGGAAGGGCAAGCCTTTTCCAGCAGTTATTGAGGCTAACAAGAGACGAGCTGGCATTGCTAGACCAGATCATTCTGTATGGATGACAGGTCGCACATGGAAATGTGTTGAAAGGATTTGTCCACATTGCGAGACAATAGGCCGTGGCGGTAATATGCTGCGGTTTCATTTTGAAAATTGTAAACACAAAGGAAACGAAAATGGCATTACTTAAACCAGTACCAACTGACTTTGGAACACCAGAGGCTCCAGTTTTTGCCCACTATTGGAACATCGGAGCAGTACAAGAAGACTTCAAAGGCCAAGGCACTGAAGTGACCTTCTACGGCTACGCCTCTAAGGAAGCTCGTGACGCAGGTAAGCAACCCCTGAGCGCAGGTAAGGTGCAGATTGCTGGTGACGAGTACGTTGCTGGTGCTGATCGTGCTGCCTTGTACGCCATCATTAAGCAAAAGCCTGAGTTTGAAGGCGCGGAGGACGCATGAGTGGCGGTCCTTTTTTTGAAGGTTCTTTCTTCAGTGGTGGATTTTTTGAAGCTATTGAGGCATACTTAGACGAATTGGTAGTTAAAATTCGGTCATTCACCGAACGAAGGAGATTTTGATGGCTATTTCCCTAAAAGCAGTTACGTCAACAATGGGTTATCAGCAGATAACCAGCTTGAGCGCTTCTACTGCACTAACTGTCCCGCAAAAAGATTTGAGCGGTTTGGCCGGTACTCCTCGCATTGCGATCATTACGCCCGAGACACAAAACGTCCGTTGGCGTGATGACGGTGTTGC